TGAAAATCAGGGAGGGGCTATGAAGCCCCTCCCTGTTGGTGCATCTTTCTGATAGACGCCACTAATTAGCCGGCGTCGGGCAGATCAAAGTTGGTGTCGCTGATCAGACCGATCTGATCCTCCATGCCCTCGGCAACGCCAGCACCCAGCTCCATGTCGAAGCGGGTCAGATGCTGACGGGTCACAATGTCGTCACCTGTCATGGTGGTCAGACCACCGCGCAGGAACACCTGCAGCGGGGAAACCGAACGCTGAGGCAGGAAGAACAGCAAGTTGATGGCGTTGGGCAGCTCGGTTAGGAAAGAGCCATTGTAATACTTGACCAGGCCGTTCTGCCGAATTTCCTCAGCAACCGCATCAGCGCCGAAGCGGAAGTTGTTGCCGCCGACCTCTTTGAAGCCAACGAAATCGTTGAACTGAGAAATCACGCTGTAATCACCAGCGATGTTGACCTTACCGTACCGACGCATGGACTTGAGCATATTGTCAACGCCGGTCTTGGTGATGCCGCTGGACTCGGCAAAGTGCTTCACGCCCTTGGCGTTCTTGAGCGCGTTGTACAGCACCATCATCACATAGTAGGCGGACTTGTTGTGCATATCGGTCAGCACCTGGTTCATGCCCTCAGCGACAGTGCCGTCAAAGTTGCCACTCTGAATCTCGCGGTAATCCACGGCGAAACCAGCAGAAATGGTCTGAGTGCCGATGGGGTACTCACGCCATGCGTAAGCAGCAAACGGCACGTCGGAGCTGGATGCCTGGAAGTGGGAATCCACGCTCTCATACTTGTAGGTCTTCATGAAGGGAGCCTCATGATAGCCGATGCGGTGATAGGTGCCCATGAAGTCATACAGCCGCACCATCTCAAGCAGCTTCGGCTCGATGGAGAAACGAATGATGGCGTTGATCTCACTCTGAGCGGTGAAATCACCCTCGATAGCCTTGGAAGAAAGCTCCGCCAAGGTCTTGACCGCCTTATCCTTCGTCTTGGCGTCCACATTGGGTTCCTTGCCGGCAACCAATGCGGAGAACACCTCAACAACAGGAGAGGTTGGCTTCACGCGGCCAGTGTTCACATCAGCACGGGCGTTTGCCATGTTGATTTCAAAAACGGTATTCATCTTTTTCACTCCTTTTCATTCACGCAAAAACACCCCACCGTTTGGTGGGGTGCCCGTTGGATTTGTATTTGGTTTTACTGCACACGGATCACAAGCAGAGCACCCTTGCCCATGTAGGCGGTCTTCTCCACAAACTCGAAATAGACCTTGTAGCCAGTGGCATCGGCAGTCTTGGCGATAAGGCCATCGGTGCCAAACACCAGCTTGTCTCCCTTGGCGAGGCCGTCGTAGTCGCCATCCTTGATTTCGTAGTGGGCAAACTCCATTTCCATGTTTGCCACGCTGGTCAGGTCGTCAGCACGAACATAATCGCCCTTAGCAACCACAACCGTTTCGGAATAGTTGTGCATTTCAGGCTTGTCGTTGATGTTGGTCACGATCCGGTGGCAAGCCTTAGCCTCTGCATCGGAAGCAGGCAGACTTGCAGTCTTGGCAGCGCGATCCAGGATAACGCCCATACCGAGCTTCAGTTCAGCAGTGGCCTTGCAGGTGCCAACGTTCTGAACATTCTTGTAGTAACCAATAGTCTTCGGCTTCATTTCTCTTCACTCCTTCTTAGAATACATCGACATCACTGTCGTCGGGAGCCGCAGCTGGCGTGCCCTCAGTCATTCCAAACACGTCAATCTTACTTGCGGCGTTGACTTCTGCGGTATGTGCCTCACGGGAAACACGCACCATCTCGGTGCAGATTTTGCCCACGATGGTGTTGATCTCCACACTGCCGGGGTCGGCATTGAAAGCCTCGATCTCATCCTTGGCGACCGCCCGCTGCTCCTCAGAATAGGGAGCCAGAGCAGCATTCAGCTCTGCCTTGGCACTCTCGCCCTCCAGCTGGGCAATCTTGGCATTCGCTTCGGCCAGGCTTGCCTCGGCAGCTTCCTTCGCAGAGTTTGCCTCAGTCAATCCCTCTTCAGCCAGAATGCGTGCGGCGTTTTCCTTCTCATAGTCAGCCCGAAGCTGTGCAATCTCGGCTTCCTTTGCCTTGATGTCGGCCTGGAGCTGGCTGATCTCAGCCTCCTTAGCGTTCACCTGCGCCCAATACTGATCCCACTTGGCATTAGTCTCAGTCATAGCGCCAGAAATGACCGCCATCAGATCGTTCTTCATCCTCTCATCCATGTCACTATCCTCCTTTTGTCCCATTTTATTATTTAACTCCATTACGATGGCGGCCTCATCAGCCGGTGTAACGCTCAGGATCGCATATCCGCTGTAATCATAGATTTGCGGCACACGCCCCTGCTCCTTCCAACCGCCGGAGTAAATAATGCGTCCATCATGCTCGGCCTTACCCACAATTTCGACAGAGCCTTTTACAACGCCCTTCTCCATGTGTTCTCTCAGCCAAGCAACAAACTTCGGATAACGCATCTCATCCAGTGTGCCCTCAGCGATCAGTACACGCTTTTTCACACCTTCGATTTCAACATCATCCACATATGCTCTGTCAAAATGCCCTACCATCGTGGCATCCTCAAACAGAGGCAGATTGTCAGTGCTCCGAATTTCTGTCATTCCATGTGCATAGGGAATATCTCGATCTTCAGTCAAAAACTCAACCACGATTGACATTCCGCTCACAGAATGTAGATTGCTCAGAACATATCTTTCATCCCATGAAATCCCGTTTGTCTGCCATGTCGTATCGTCAGGGAAAATCTCATGTAGGATTACCTTGATAGGTCGTCTGCCCGCAATTTTGCTCTCACTGGAGATTTCAAAGATCGGGGCATAAATCCGTTCACCCATAATCTTTCACCTCCTACGTGTCTGAGGGAGACGGACTGGCGTTACCATTATTCGCCGCCGTTGACTCTGTGCTGGCATTGAGCGGGGCACTGGCCCCACCGTCGCTTCCATCCACATCATGATCAGGTGCATCTTTGCCCGTGACCGTAAAGGAAGTCTTGTGGACAGGGTACTTGTTTTCAAAGTCTTCATCCAGCTCGTAGTCCATGAGCGACAGGTAATCATCAGCATTGATACCAGTAGAAGCGATCCACGCCATCAAACTACCCTTACCACGTGAATACAGATCAGAGAAGAACTTAACCTGCTTGTCCCGGTTGACAAAGGTAATGGGGAGCACCCGGAACTCAATGCGATAGCTTCCGTCCCGGATTACGTTGTAGTTCAAGCACTTATTCAGCTCTTCCACAATCGCCTCAATCCATGTAAATACATTGTTTGACACGATCTCAATATTTAGCGTGGCAGTAGCATAGTTGCCCGTAGAGCTACCAGAGAGTGCAGCGGCTGCAACGCCCAAATCTTCATTCACATCCTCTTTGATAGCGTTTTCGTTTTCCTCATCCAGAAGGTCAATGTTCACCGGCAGAGAGTCCATATTGGTGCCTGCCGCCAAAGAGAAGAATGAGATGCCGCTGGAATTGCGGCGCTGAGTAAGCGCATCCCTCACTGTGTTGTGCTGGAACTCCTGCTGCTTTTCTGTCAGCGCAGATTTTCCCTTTTCCTTGCCCTCTGGAAAAGTCTCATAGTAAATCTGGTTGTTTACCTTATCCAACACACTCCGCTTGGTATTGACAAAGTAATTGGCATAGTCGATATCATCCAATGCGGCCACCGCAAATGGCACCCCATACGGATCGCTCTGCTTACTTTTGATCTTGGTCACAATGGTCTTGCGCCAATCCAGACGCAGCCAACACGCATTGTTGGGGAACTCCCCGTTGCTGTACTTCTCCCATCCTTCCTGGATCTGCTTGGGAAGGCCCTGTAGCTTGCGCTTACGCTCATCCTCCGGCATCCCATTAAAATACCGCAGGTCAAACGCTACCTCGTAGCAGTTATTCCTGCGGCCAATAATTCGCACATAGTCAATGGGCAGAGGGATCACAGTAGTATTCACACCGGCTGAGTTGATTTCGGAAATATTCATAATATCAAAATCAGTCAACGCCATTCTGCGATCTACCGGAACAGTACGTGTCTCCATATAGCCCACATACATTCCCTCGTTGGCATTATGGAACAGCGCGTCACGAATAACCTCCTTATACCGCATGGCCCGAAGGACACTGTGCATCTTGTCCAGGCTTTGGCGGTAGCTCTTACGTGACTGGCCTGCCTTTTTGGGACGAGCTACGACAATGTAATCCAAAGAATGCAAACTCACCGACATATCAATAGCAGTCGTCACTGTACCGTTAGCATAGTACGCCCAGCGCGACCAGCGGCGCAATTCCTGAATATGCTGCATAGGCTCACGCGCCATTTTCATTACCTGCTCCACAGAATAGGGGGCGGGGCCTCTACCTGTTTGACCAAGCAAATTGAGATATGCCGCACCCAACTGTGTGTTGAACTCGTTCAGCACACCATCTGCCGTGGGGCTGTTCACATTCTGCTCCACGACCTCATTCTGGCTGGCTGAACTTTGGGTCAGCCTGGAGAGCCAGGAGCGAAATCTTGATTCACCCGCCATTCATACCACCTCCTTAATTGTAGAGCGGGACATACTCATATTCTGAGCTATCGGAAAATAGATCCTGTTCCAAAAGCTCAATAAAATAGTTGCCGTAGGACACTGAGGTATAGCGGTCTTTCCGCGCTCCATTCCGTTCCTCAATCTTGATAAGACCAGTTTGGTTTTGCACAGTGTACTCCAAATTGATCATCTCGTTGATCAACGCCACAGTTTCCAGGAAAGGACGTTCATAAAAAAGCTGTGTGTCTACATCGGCTGTTGCATACTCAGGCACCAATCGCTGTAGCTCCTCCACACCTTCTTGATTGCTAACCATCAGCTCAATCATCTTTCGGTTGAGTGTGTTCTTCATGCACACCGCAATTTTGCTGTTGGTTTCCAGCTGGGCTTTGATGGAGAAAACAACCTCCTTCTGCCCAGCAATGACGATACGCTCTTTCAGCCTATCATCATTGATACACGTCCATGGCTCATACTCCACGTTGCGTTCTACATCGTAGAGTACCTTTGCCAAAGCATCGAATACTGACACACCGGCATTCCGTGTATCCAGAACACAGTAATCAGCATCGAAATCTGTAAAGAGCTGCTTGATCCGAATGGCCTGCTTGGTCGTCTCATACTCCGTTTGAGGCTCGATATAAACGACCTGCCGACGATAGCCCTGCTTAACTTCAAGATGCTCACCATTAACATCCGAAGTTTTATACTCCACACTTTCAGGAAGCGCCCGGATACAGGAAAAGATGGAGTTGTCGTTGCCGTCACCGCCCTCTGGCGCAATATCGCAGGCGACAATACGAATTTCACCCTTTTGCCGAGGAATGGCATACTTGTTTTTACTCCGAGCAAGCGCATCATCGTCCCGTCTTGGATAAAATGGACGTTTCAGCACCCGATTCTTATTCAGCATATCGTAGGTGAAGTAAGCATGAGCATTCTCAGCCACCATCTGATTTTCGTACTCGATAGCCCAAGCCATGGCATCCAGTGTATTCCGCTCCTTGATCAGGAACGATCTCGGCTTGATGTTGTGTTTCAGTGAGATACTGTAATCCATAGCAATCAGTACAGAGGAGTCCTTTTGAAGCATTCCGTTGACAATCTTCTTCATGTGATCCCACATCCAATGGCTCTTATACCATGCGGAGCTAATGTAGATGGACTTAGGTTCCTCAGCCAAGAAGCTATACTCCTCGTGTTTCAAAATAAAAGGAACCTGCCTCACATACAGAAATGGAGAAAGAACGGTATCAACGATGTTCTTCAAAATCATGCGGAACTCTTCGTAGATCATAACGGTAGCACGATAACCACGTGCGTTATCGTTAGCTGGCACCACAACGATGGAACTGCCGTTACGGAACACAACCTCAATCTCGTTTTGGCTGTCTCTTACCTTCAAAATCTCCTGCTGCAAAAGCGGAGCATTGGGGTAAATCTCCTTCATGATCTTCTCAGACACAATTAGCCGTGCCTGCTTTTTGGTGGCCGACGCCACCACAATTTTGGCCCCAGGTCGCAAGATTGCCTCTTTACAGGCGTAAATTGCAATGATAAACGATTTCGCGGCGCTACGAGCAGCCACTATGCAAATGCTGGGGTAGATGTCCATGAGATACAGAATAATGTGCTGGTAAAGGTGCAGAATAATTCCGAAATAATACTGCACAAACCGACTGGGATTTCTTCGCCAAAAGGTGATCCAATCCATCAGTTTTCGCACACGGGTTTTACTGCCCAGGTATTGTGTGGACGAAAAGTTCTCATGTACGTGCTTTTGCCGTTCGTCCATGATCTTTTCATAATCCATAGCTTATTCCTCCGTCTCCGACAGGTTGAACTCCTTGTCCATCTCTTTGGAACCCGTCAACAGATTACGCAGAGGACGTGCCATGAATCGGGAGATGTATTCCTTCAAATGGTCAAAGTCCGCATACAGCGTCTTATCCTTGTAGAAGTCTGCCGGGCAATACTCCTCAATATCACGGATCATCTCACCCAAAGGACTGAGTTGCATATCCGCCTCGGCTTTTCTTTTCCGCTCCTCGATCTCAGTGGTTGCGGCCTCGATAAACGCCTTATAGGAATTGGCAAGAGTACCAACACCTGTTGAGTTAGTTCTGACACTGTTTTGCAAATTCAGCTTCAAATAGCAGATAGACACATACAGCTCATCCTGTCGCTTGTCGATAGGAACACCACACCGCTCTACCCAACTGTTGTATTCGCTTTGGAGAGTGTCATAATCACCTTCGTTAAACCCCAGACCGAAACGCCGCACCGCTTCCATAAAGTTCTTGTTATCTTCGTTTTGCTCCACATCCTGCAACGTCGCCGCGTTCTCCACCGCAGCCTCACTCCGCCTGATGATGGTATCGGTATAGGTAGCGTCCTTACTGCTCTGATCGAGGTTCAGCTTAGATATATAACCGCTCATACGACTCCGATTGGCGCTGATCTTCCGTGCCGCAGCCCACGCCGTATCATCTACGCAAAGGTCGATGATCTGGCAGACACGCTCCATAGCAGTATCTTCGTCCTTGTCAAAGAGTGCTACATTCTCATCAAACATCTCAGAAACACATTTTTTACAATAGACCACATACCCATTATTGCCTGCAAACAAGGGAGATTTGGATACGTTAAAATTGCCGTCCTGTTTTGCGTACTTGTGGCCGCAGCGTGGGCAGCGATACACTTCATCGCTGACGGTGCGCGGTTTTGCTCCAGCAGGTTTCGCATCTTTGTTCACCTTGGGGGTAGTAGGCTTTTTTAGTTGCCGTTTTGCCGCCATGCTGCGACCTCCTCTCTCATAATACGGCAAAACCTCGGCAGTCCGAAGACTCCGAGGTTTTCTTAATCATCATGATATTTCGTGGTGCGCCTAAAGGGACTCGAACCCCCGGCCA